TTGAGTGGTCACGCATGTCGTCCCCGTGTATATTGATAAGAGCATGGTTATATTCAGCCAGAGTGATCCATCAGTCTTATCTTACACATTATCCCTACCTCTTCATGCCTATGTTTCAGAGTTGGACTAAGTATTGGCATACTTTAAGAGGGCCCTGCAGTCGGCTTTTAAACTCTACTGTTACGTATGCCAGGCAATTTAAACTAGTGTGTGGTGTAGTAATGGAGGATATTTCCACACATATATATTTATGCTATAATTGTAGAAGATTAATTGGTCTTACTACTGCTTGGTGTTAATTCCAAGACTATTATAGTTTATTACTACAATATTATTTAACATAGTTCTTAATATTTAAACCATGATTTGCACTCATAGCCTATTAATGTTCTATTGTTATTAATACATATCCTATTATATATACTACATAAGCCACTGACGCTGTGTATAGTCGACATCAACTGCCGTTCAACCAGTCTGTATATATAACTAAAACCACAATGATCTATTGCGGTAATTCTTTTCTTTCCAATCCATATGATGGCATATCTTGATAAATACGTGCATTATCATTATTATCATATTGCCATACTAATTTCATTTTAGGGCAATAATATAATTTAGATCTACCCCAAGTTTTTTTGATTTGATTATCCATTTGACTTCCTCCTGGATATTATTAGAATATTTTAGTAGTTTATTTGTGGTAAGGTATTATCAAGATATGTTTTTAGCCACCAACAATCTCCTGATACATTTTTAATGTAGGAATTTCTTTCTTCATTAGTTTTATAAAGAAGAGGTTCTTGATTCACTTCTTCTTCATAAGGCCATTCGTATTCTGTTTCCATTATTCTCCCGTGGTTATTATTAATAAATTATCATGTACTAGTAATATAAACCAAATACTTATTATATTACTGTACTACCATTTACTTTCTTCAAGTCTGATCATTATAAAAGATGCTATAATCCAAAAGAATAATAATACTGCTATTGGTTTATAGTTTAGATATCTATAATAATGGTTTAGTGTTAATATTGATAATACTATTGTTACGCTATGTATTAAATATTTTGCCATATTGTCTCCTTTTAGTTTAGTAATACCATTCATTACAGCCTTCATATCCTTTGTCTAATTGATATCTAGCTTTTATATACATTTTCATCTCATCTTCTCCATGATGAGTTAATATTGCCCCTTCAATACTACTTACTTCTACATATTTACTTGGTATTTGTATACCTCTATGTTTAAGAGCATAAATAGTATCACCTTCTTGTAATTCTTCTTCAATTTCAGACCAATGACGAAGATATATTTTCTTTACTTCTTCTTCAAAGAACCAAAACATAGCTCTTTTTATCTTTCTTAAAATATAATATGGATATTGCATAATTATTCATCTCCTTGGTTATTTAAAATTTACAAGTTGAGATTATACTTGTTACACCAAGACTTTCAGACTATGTTCCTTTTATTCGGTTTTGTCTTTATCCACATATGTTGCCATATGTACCCTGGTAAGCTCAGTAGTTATAGACTACCACTCTTATCGATTAAGTTATCTCAGCAGTTAATAATATCTATATGAATGTGCCCATCCATGTAGTATGTTCACTACAACACACATTAAGCTTGAGGCCAAATATGCTCTCTAGTTTTGCAAGAGATTTAAGTACTAGAACTTTTTGCTCTTAATCGCTATGGCTATTTTTCTATGTTTTCATATTTTAATGATAACTGGTCAATGTATTAAGTCGCTCATAGAATAGCTCACTATCCTTTTGGGTAGCAAATACTATACTTAATACTATCATTTATAATTGAGATATTACAAATCATGGTATGTCTGGTGTTGCCCTTTATTACTAAAGGATTAACCATAATACTGGAACACAGCCTTGCTCTCACACTTAGCTTATTATTCCTACTCCTTATCTTATTGTATGTTACCATACTCACATCAATTACCATCTTGATGATGCATATTCTCTTTGCCTTCGAGATTATACACATAGAAGCTTGTATCTATGAACCATCACTGGCGCTATACTATCTATCAATAATAGTATTAACTTTGGGTATATTGCTATACTTATTCTAACGACATGATACTGCCGAATGTCCGAAGACAATTAATGAATTAGAGATAATAATATAAAGTATTTCAGCAACTTGATGTTTATCTACTATCTTATGTCGTCACATAATTAGTCTCTGCGATAAGAATTGCACTACTATCTCTAATAAATCTTACTATTGTAGCGGAAACAGGAGTCGAACCTGATGTTTCTTGGTTATGAGCCAAGCGTTTAAACCGTTTTACTCTTCCGCTATAGACTTTCTTCTATCATAATGTCCATCTTTACAAATCCTTGTAATTACTTTACGTGCTTGAACCCTTCCCATACCACGTATTCTCCAACAATTGACTACAACCCATTTAGGTGTCATATGTTTTATAGTATTCCATAACTTAGATGGCTTATCCATTTTTATATTTAATAGTGTCTTTTGAGTGTAAATATCTGCTATTTTTCTCATTCTTTTCTCCTTGTTATGTGTGGTATAAGTTGATATATATTTATCGTGTACAGGTGTGTGTATTGGAGTTAGTGTATGTAAACTCTGTGTTTTATAAGAAAACTGTCCTGTTTTGTACAATAAATATAAATATAAGTAATAATAAATAATAAAAGGGGAAATAAATCCCCAATTATTATCTAATTCAATAACTATCCAACTCTTTTATGAGTCCTATAGTTCTTTCTGTTATCAATCTCATCATTAATCATATTGATCTCTTGTTGAGTACGATTGATTTCAGTAACACCTCGCCTACCTTTAACTAATACAATGTTAGCTCCTCCTTTAATTAGCTCTAGTTTACGTTGCTCGCACGCTTGAAGAAATGGGTCAGCATATTGTACACCTTGTGGTGTTGCATCTGCTTCACTTGTCTTCTCATCATTACTAGGAAGTATTGACTTAAGGATTGCACCGACATGAGTAGTTACTGTGTCTGCTATGTATTGTTTATCTTTTACTGATAACATTTATTCATCTCCTAATTATTAAAACAATTAAAATTAATTAAATTAATTCAAATATAGAATCAAAAATAACGGAATCGTTAATTTGAAAAACCCCTGAATAGGGGGTGGGGTGTGTGTGTCTATGTGTATACCAAAATGACACAATTTTTAAAACCTCTTGTAAATTGCTTGACATTGAATTATATTAGGATATCGGTAGTTAGACTTTTTTAGCTATCATCCAGTTAGTACCCTTGAAATAGTTCTGCTAATTGGATCAGAAGTTGGGTTGCTCTCCGAATAGGAAAAAGAGTTTGTCCCCAATAACCGATAGAAATTGCTACAATATAAAGTTTAGATATGGGAGAAATTACTGGTCTATGTGGAAATTTGTAGTTAAACTTTTTAAAAATAGAACCCTTTCTATTCAGGGACTCGTATATTCAACTGGAGATTATTATGGCAATAAAAACATATGTATTAGAAGTAGTATTCGATGAAGAAACTGATGAATGTATCGTCTTAAAAGAATATGTTGAGCACGATGAAACAGTTTTAAATGTTGATGAACAAAAGATTAAAGTGGATAAAAAATTAGGTAAATTACTCGATAGTAGTATTATGGGTATATCATAAATTTTCCTACTACCCCTGGCGGGGATAGTAGAACGATATGAGAAATTATATAGTAAATAAAATACAACATGTTGTATTCGATGATTTAGAAGAAGTTCCTAAAGATTTGACCTTCCTTAAGGATTGGAGGGATGGTCACATAGGTGACTGGGTAGAGTCTGATGATGGATGTGTCATCCAGATACTCAGACGTGGCAGAATGTTAAAACCTAAAGGCAAGGTCAAAACCATTGAGTACGTTGGTACTTGCACAGGCACATTTGTTGTATCCGATAAAAATAAAATGGATACATCGAAAAGAGTGAATATATACTCTATTGGTGGAAACATCGATAGAGAAGATCGTGTAAAGGAAAGAGATAGACTTAGCTCTAAGGAAGAGATGTTTGTAGTCTATATGGCTACGGGTCTATCTCCGCAGGAAGCGTATATGAAAGCGTTTCCTACGAACGAGCCTTCATATGCAAATATGAGAGCAAATCAATTAGTAAAAACACAAAGAATAAAAACAGCTATGAAAGAAGAATTAAAACCTATATTAGAAGAGCTGGGAATAAATGAGACTACAGTATTAAGAAATATAAATACTATAGCTACATCAGCTCAAAAAGAAGATACAAGATTAAAGGCCTTATTTAAATTATCCGATATTATGGATTTAGAAGATAAAAGCAGGACAACAGTAACTCAAATATCTGCTGCTGCATTTCAAGGATTTTCTAAGGATCAATTACAAGAGGCTGTAAGACCAAAACAGATAAATGGAGAAAAAGTAAATGGCAAATGAAAACTATTGGAGCCCAGAAGCAATAAAGGCTAGAACAGATGCATATAATGCACAAAGGGGAACTGCAGCAACACCTGTGGATATGGTTTCTCCTACTGCTAGCGCCCAAGGAGCTCCTACAAATGAATTTATAGAAATGACAAATCAATTACCTGCTGTTCAGAGGTATAATGAACAATTTAATGTGGCTCCTGATCAAAGGACATATTTAAGCCCTCAAGAGATAGTTCAAGTTACTAATGCACAAGCTGCTCAATTAGGAGATCAAAGGGCAGCTGCAATGGAAGGCAATATAATGGATTTATTCCAAGCGCAGGATACTGCAAATATATTCGATACATCTAATGCTTTAAAAGTAACAGAGTCTATGGGTGTTGATCCAAAAACTATTGATTATGGCGGAGGCCCTGTAACAGATCCAAATAGAGTTGTAGATGCAAACTATATCCCTACAAATGTCGCAGAACACGCTTTACCTGGATTACCAGCAAAACAAGAAATAGTTTCTCCTTCAGCAGCAATGAGAGATACTAGTCCTTTAACACAAATATTTGGAGTTCCTACGGAAAATCTAGAGGAAACTCCATTTGCTGCAATGCAAGCAGGAGGAAAAGGTAGAAAAAGAGGACGTGGAGTTAGTTAATTAATATTAAGGGGTAAAAGTGGAGAACGAACAAGATAAACTTTTAGAAGTAGATTTAGTATCGCCTCAAGAAGGTAAAGAGGTTACGAACGAAGTTTCTGAAGATTCTTTTGAGAATGTATTTACAAAAGAAACATATAATACAGAAAAAGATGCTGTTGGAAGTTATGACGCATTAAATGGAAACTTTATGATTATAGATGATATTAGAGGTGATTTTGGTCGAATGTCTAATCCAACAGAAATTATGACATTGCAAAAAGAGTTAAAAAAAGTACTACCTGATTTAGATATTGAAATAGATGGTAGATTCACTTATAAAACAGAAGCAGCGCTAAGGAAATATGAAGAGTTGCTTAATTTAATGTAAGGAAAAATATGCCGCAAGGAAAAGGAACATATGGGTCTAAAAGAGGAAGACCTCCTAAAAAAAGAAAATATAAAAAGAAAGCTAGTGCTAATGGAAGCGCAGCAAGAACGAGAAGGCCAATTAAAGGCAAAAAATTAAGAAGATGAGTAATATAAATCTTAATGATGTTTCAAAAGCAGAAGAAGAATTAGAATTAGCAAGCAAGGATTTGATTACATTTGGTAAGTTATTTTTACCAGATGATTTCATGAGATCGGAAACACCTTTCTTTCATTATCAAGTTGCAGATGCTTGCATGGATATGGATGCTAGACAATTAGCAGTAATTTTACCAAGAGGACATGGGAAGACAGTACTTACTAAATGTAACATTATGCATGATTTTTGCTTTAGCGAGGAACCATTATTTTATGGTTGGGTGGCAGCATCTTCAAAAATTTCCATACCTAATCTTGATTACATTAAGTATCATATGGAGTACAATGATAAAATAAGATATTACTTTGGTGATTTAAAAGGAAGGAAGTGGACAGAGGATGATATTGAACTTAAAAACGGCTGTAAGCTCATTTCTAAGTCTAATCTTTCTGGTATTCGTGGTGGTGCCAAGTTGCATAAGCGTTATGATCTTATTGTACTTGATGACTTTGAAGATGAAAATAATACGATCACTCCAGAGTCAAGAGCGAAAATATCAAACCTTGTTACCGCAGTCGTATTTCCTGCCTTGGAACCGAAAACTGGAAGACTTAGAATAAATGGAACTCCTGTTCATTTTGATTCTTTTATACAAAAAATTTTAGTAGGATATGATAAGTCTTTAAAGGCTAACGAAGATTTTAGTTGGAAAGTAATAACACATAAAGCATTACAAGAAGATGGAACTCCATTATGGCCTTCATGGTTTGGTCATAAAGAAATGGCAAGAAAAAAGAAATTTTACGCTGATTCTGGAACTCCACATAAATTCTATCAAGAATATATGATGGAAGTTCAATCTGAAGAAGACTCTATATTTACTAGAGATCATATAAAATATTGGGATGGGGAATTTTATAAAGATCATGATACAGGCTTTACTTTTATTACTCCCGATGGTGAGGATACAATGCCATGTAATATATTTATTGGAGTTGATCCAGCAACAGATTCAGCAAGAAGAAATTCTGATTTTAGTGTAATTATGATTATCGCAGTAACGCCTAATAATAATATATATATATTAGATTATGTTAGAAATAGAACATTGCCTGTTATTGGAATAGAGGGGTCAGGACAAAAAGGAATAGTTGATCATTTATTTGAAATGGCTGATTTTTATTCTCCTGGCTTATTTACAATAGAAGATACAAGTATGAGTAAACCTATATTCCAAACAATAAGAGCTGAAATGAGAAGAAGAAATAAATTTAATATTCCATTTAAAGAAGAAAAGCCTGGGAATAGAATGAGCAAAAGAGATAGAATACAAGAGATATTATCTCAAAGATTTGCAGTAGGACAAATACATTTAAAGAAAACTCAATACGAGTTAGAGAGAGAAATTATAACTTTTGGACCTAGGATGGCTCACGATGATGTAATTGATGCATTAGCATATGCATGTAAATACGCTCATCCGCCTCAAGGGATGAGTCAAGGAAAAGAAGGATGGAAAAAACATAAACCTTCAGCAAAAAGCTGGGTTATAGCATAGGAGAGTAAATGGCAAATAAATTACAAAAATATACAGTTCAAGAAAAACTTAATAAAATGGATGTTGATATTATCGACATTACAGCAACATTGACTGGAGACGGAACTTCAGGCGATTTAATGTTTGATACGACTGAAATAGAAAAAGCAGTTTCAGTTAATGCAGGTTCAGGTATTCTACAGTCAGTAGTAGCTATAGTTACAGACAATGCTACAGATGCAAGTGGAACTGGATCTAATATTACAGGAGGTTGGAAATTAGTTATAACATCTGATTCTACAAGTATAGGTACTGTTAGTGATGATGTTGGAGCAGATGCATCAACAAGAGCAGTATTAGATGGTATATGCTGTATTGTTAATGTAAGTTCAGTCACAGATCATGGTTATTTTGGAGTATTTAGTAAAGAAAATATTGGAGCCGTAATAAAAGCTGCAGAAGGCACAACAAGTTTATATGCATATGGTATAACAAATTCTGCAAATGATTATAATGGCAGTACTATCACATTAAGACTTGGGATAATGAGGGATTAATGTTTCCTAAAAAAATTGCAACATTAGGTGGAGATGTATATAGAGATGAATATTCAGCTTCTTTTGATGGCAGTGATGATTATATGTATATATCAAGTATTACTCCTTTTAGAGATTTGATGCGAGATAGTTTTTCTATTTCTATTTGGGTAAAACCTGCAGATGGTCAAGCAAACGATATGTGGTTTGGATGTAGAAATAGTTCTAATGAAGATTGGTTTTATATAGGTACTGATACTAGTGGAAAAATACAAATATATTTAAGATCAAATGATGATCCCTTGCATAGATATACAGATGATTATTTTCCATCTGGGCAATGTGGTTGGACTCATGTAATATTTAGTATGGCAAAATCAGCAGTAGGTGGATCCAATATATATGTAAATGGACAATTAAAAGCTGAAGGAAATACTAACGCTATAACTACTGGTAATTGGGAAGCTTGGAGTGCAGGTAGAGTTCCATATATAGGAGGAATTAATGCAGCTGGTACATTAAGCAATATATTTACTGGAAACATTTCAGATTTAGTTTGTTATAATAAAGCATTATCAGGCGGTGAGGCAATAACTATATATAATGAAGGAAGGCCATATAATCATAGAGAAGGTATTGCCCAGGATAATTTACATGCATGGTGGAGATTCGGAGATGGTAAATTTGACGATATACATAAAGATTTAAGTGTTGTTGTAAATCAATCTTCTGAACCTGTTATGTCAGAAAACTTATGGGATGCAGCAGCTAGTACTAATGGAAGTGTAGCTAATTGGACTGCTAATGGTAGTAATACAGTAGTACAAGATGCTCCAGACCCTGAAAATAAAAGAATAAAAATTACATATGTTGATGATTCTACAGGAGCTGAAACAATTTTAAGAGATTCAAAGGATTTATCTAGTGATTTAACTGTTAATAAAGTATATTTACTTGAATTTTATGCTCATGTTAATACTGGAAGCGTAACGCCAACAGTTAGAGTTAGTGGAGGAAGAGCTTTTAATGGTGAAGCTATTACTGCTACTAGTGCAACTAAATATCATATATATTTTAGATGCCATAATGCAACCGATCATGTTTTTAGAATAAAAGATATGAGCTCAGGAGAAATAGTATATTTAGATGTATTCTCATTAAAGGAACTTCCGTTATATTCTGCAATACCACAAAATATGACTGCAAGTGATTTTATAGGAGATGTTCCATAATGAGAAATTATAGTAATAGAAAATGGATAATAATTAATGTATCCGATATAACGAATGAAATGATTTCAAAATCAATTCAATCAAGTATTGAATCTTTAAGAACAAGTATAGATGGCAATAAAGCTATCTTAAAATATGAAGGTAGAAAGCCTAGTTGTTTTTATAATATGAACACTTATACACATTCTGAAATATTAGAAGAATTAAGTAAATCTGATTGGACAAATAATTAATATAGGAGTATAAAATGCCTAAATTTGGAAAAAGATCAAAAGAAAGATTAGCAACTTGCGATGAAAGATTACAAAGAGTATTTAATGAAGTAATTAATTACGTAGATTGCTCAGTATTAGAAGGACATAGAAATGAAGAAAGACAAAATCAATTATATGAAGAAGGAAAAACAAAAGTTAAATATCCCAATGGTCGTCATAATGCTAATCCATCTAGGGCTTGTGATGTTGTTCCTTATCCTGTCGATTGGAATGATAGAGAACGCTTTCACTTATTTGCTGGATTTGTTTTAGGTATAGCTTATAGCATGGATATAGCTTTAAGATGGGGCGGAGATTGGAATCAAAATTTTGAAGTAGACGATAATCAATTTGATGATTTTCCTCATTTTGAATTGATTAATTAAGGAGATAGTATGGCAAGTACAATTACAGCAAGTCAGTTTTCAGTGCAAATTACAGAAACATTAACTTTAGATGGAGTTAAAAGAGGTTCCAAAGTTACTAGTATAGAATCTAGTGTAAGTGAAGTAGCAAGAAGGACTATGCAAGTGACTCATGATACCAATGGTACTTCTATAATGAAGTTTAATTCTACTCCTGCAACTGGTACTTATGATTTAGATACCTTTAAATATTTAAGAATTACAAATTTAGATGCAGATGATAGTCTTATATTACAATTAGTAGAATCAGGTGGAAGTCATTATACAGAACTTTTAGTTGGACCTAAAAAATCATTTATATTAAATTCTTTAGCTATAGATAATCAAGCAGATATAGACAATGGCGTATTAACAGGTGGATCAGCACAGTACATAGATGAAATTATAGGTAAGTCAACTGGTAGTGCAGTAGTAGAGATAGAATATATAGTAATAAATACCTAGGAGAAAATATGGGATTAACAGATTCAACATTAACAGCAGCTCCCTTAACAGTAACGATTGAAGAAAAATGTAATATATCAGGAATACCAAGAGGTTCTAAAACTACACTTACAATAGCAACTGTAACTGATTTATATACTCAAATAATATCTGTTCCAACAGGAGGAATGGGAATTGCTGAATTTGCAACAACACCTGGCTCAGGTACATTTAAAACAACAATGAAATATTTAAGAATTACAAATAAAGATGATACTAACTTTGTAACAATTACATTTGCAGATCATGCAACAGATGATAGTGCAGATGATTTATTTGCTGTAAAGGTAGAAGCAGGTAAAAGTATTATGTTAGGAAGTACTTCATTTGATGCTTCTGTAGATGACGCAGATCATTTACTAACAGCAAATCAAACGATTAAAGAAATTAAAGCACAAGCAGATACGGCTGCAGTGGATATAGAAATAGTTATAGGAGAAGGATAATGTCAGATAGAGCGGTAATATCAATAGGATCTAGATTATTAACAGATGAAATACAAACATTGACAGGTAAAATGGGATTTACTGGAGGATTATTCCTTTATCAACCTGCAGATAATACTGAAGGATGGTATTATAAATTAACAAATGTAACTACAACTAGCACGGATTTAATTGCGGGAGCTATTATTCAAAAAAAGGACACAGGTATAGCTGTAGGGAGTGGTCAAGCAACAATAGCTACTGCAGATAAAGTGAAATTTTTATGGATACATAATACAGGTACTACTGATGGTACTACTGCTACTACTGATAGTGTTTATTTAAATTTTGATGATCAAGCAGCAACAAATAATGGGAAAAATATGTTTGAAATACCTTCTAAAGCTACATGGTTTTGTAGAGTACCTAGCACACTTGTAGGAGAAATACATGCAATCTCAGGGCAAGCAAATGCAGCTGGAACAGGTGGCGGAAATATACAATGTATAGTATGCGCAATAATAGATGACGTAGCATAGGAGAATAAATGGCTAAGAATAAAAAATCAGACGAAATAAGACAATTATATCATTTAGCAAATAATTGGACAAGAAAACAATGGGAATTCATAAATCAAAAAGGTTATGATTTTGCTCATGATGAACAATTAGCTCAAGATGAAAAAAACTTACTTGAAGAACAAGGTATGCCTACTTTTACTATTAATAGAATTTTACCTGTAGTTGAAATGTTGAATTTTTATGCTACTGCGAATCAACCTAGATGGCAAGCAGTGGGTGTAGAAGGTAGTGATACTACTGTTGCTGCGGTATTTTCTGATATAGCTGATTATATATGGAATCTATCTGATGGTAATACTCTTTATTCTAATGCTGTAAATGATGCTATATGCAAAGGTGTGGGTTATTTATTAGTAACTATTGATAAAGATGCTGATAATGGAATGGGTGAAGTTAAGGTAGAACAGCCTGAACCATTTGATATTTATGTAGATCCAAAATCTAGGGATATGCTATTTAGAGACGCAGCTTTTATAATGGTTAGAAAAGTACTACCTAAAAATCATTTAGAAAAAATATTCCCAGGATATAAATCTAAAATAAGAAAAGCTTCTTCAGATGAGCAATCTCAACGCTCATGGTCTGAACGATCATTAGGAGATAGAGATCAAAAACTATTTCAATTTAACGATGCCTCAGAACAAACTAATTTTGGAATTAGTGCTAAAGGAGAAATGGAAGATTTAGCTGAATTTTTTGAAGTTTATGAAAAAATAAAAGTATCCTATATGAATGTTTTTTATAGAATACCTCCTTCAAAAGAAGAATTGCAAGCTATAAAGCAACAATGCGATGTAATGGTAAAAGAGATGCAAGCTGAAATGCAAGTTAAATTCATTGAGCAAAAAACTCAAATGGAAGAAGCTGTTCAATCAGGAAAAATGTTACCTGAAAGATATCAATTAGAATTACAAAAAGCTGAACAATTAATGGGTCAGCAATTACAATCTTATCAACAAGAATGTATGAGCAAACTTCAAGCAGCTGAATCTAGAATTGATAATACTATAATTACAGAAAAAGAATTTAAATTACTACAAAAAGATAAGAACTTTCAAAAAAACTTAGTTGAAGTTATACAATTTTATGATACACGAGTAAAACAAACATGTTGTGTAGGAGATCAGGTTTTATATGAAAATATTTTCCATGAAAATGTAAAGGAATATCCATTAATCCCTATACATTATAAATGGACGGGTACTCCATTTCCTATTAGTGCTGTATCTCCTTTAATTGGAAAGCAACAAGAAATAAATAAAGCTCATCAAATTATGGTTCATAATGCTTCATTAGGAAGTAGCTTAAGATGGATGTATGAAGAAGGATCTATTGATGCTGAATTATGGGAAAAATATTCTGCAAGTCCAGGAGCATTATTGCCTATTAGACCTGGAGTAGAAAGACCAACACCTGTAATGCCTGCTCCATTAGCAAATGCCTTTTTCCAAATTGTACAAGAATCAAAAGGAGATATGGAATATTTAGCAGGTATATATAGCTCTATGATGGGAGATGCTGGAAAGCATCATGATACTTATAAAGGTATGTTAGCTTTAGATGAATATGGAACAAGAAGAATTAAACAATGGATGCAAAATGGATTAGAACCATCGCTAAAACAAGTAGGTACAGTTGTTATGCAAATAGCGCAATCAGTATATACTGCAAATAAAAGATTCCAAATTATTCAACCTAATGCTATAAAAGAAGAAAAAGAAGTAGAAATTAATATTCCTGTATATAATGATATGGGAGAAGCCATAGGGAAATCTATGGATTTTTCAGCAACTAAATTTGATGTAAGAATAGTCGCTGGATCAACAATGCCTGTTAATAGATGGGCATATTTAGAAGAACTAAAACAATTAATGCAATTAGGAGTCGTTGATGACGTTGCTGTTCTTGCTGAAACAGATATAAGAAATAAAGAAAATATCGTTAAAAGAAAGAGTTTATACTCTCAACTTCAAGGAAAAATTGGGCAAATGGCC